AAAAGATGGGTGAAAAAGAAGATATCGTAAAAAAACAAACTGAAACTAGATACCGGTTTGCGATGACAGCAATTATTCTGACATCTGCAGTGATCGTGTGGGGTAACTTATCCGATGGCGGAGAGGTTGCTGCGTTTAGTTTCTTGGGTACTGTAGCACTTGGATTTGGTGTTGCTAAATTCTCAGAGTACTGGGGTAAACCTACTTAACGTAAACCCATTCTCGCTGGTACACGTTGTACCTGAGTTTTGATTCGGGGTGCGTCAGTTCTTGACGCATCTCAAGTGGGTTATATTTGTACACCGGCTCGTCACTGTCTGGTATCGCAGACAGATAGCAGCCTTGTAACAGCAGTGATAGAGCCAGTGTAAAATATTTCATATCATTAACCTAAAGCAGACTCTGCCCACCAGCCTTCAACTGCTCGACCATCGGCTGATTTGTATCGAATAAGATATCGATCTTCGTCATCTGTATAGTCTGCACGACCAATTACTTCACCTTCTTCGCCACTGACAACAATTGTCACTCCGGCAGCTAGTTTATATTTAAATTCTTTGCTCATTTTTTTCTCCAAGTTATGGACATCCGTGTCCGTTATAAAATTTAGATCAAGTCATCAACGGTCTGTTGATCAGAGCCGTCATTTGGTGGCGCATCATCAACAAGTTCACCCTCGATGACAACAGCCTCTTCAGCCGGTTCTTTTGCTGCAGGCTTATCTTTAAGGATCGCTGCAGCAGCACGAGTGGCTTTTTTCTTTGGCGGTGCTTTTTGTTCGACAGGTGCTGCAGCGGGAGCAGCGGCCTGTGTATCCGCTAGACCAAACTCATCGTTGTCATAGGTAATCAGATCATCTAGGTCAGAAGACGATGGCAGGTACTTAAGAAGTGCCTTCAGTGCTGTTTTGCGCCACATTTGGTCTTCCCATGTTTTCCAGATACCTTTAGGCTCATTTTTCTGGCTATCCCAACCTGATTTTGATGATGCCAGAATCTTATACACCTGAGTTTTCGTCATCACTTCAAACTGGACAGTTCCGTCCTTCAGTTTGGCGATGGCATAAACACAGCGCAAGTCTCCTGGTGCGCCATCGATGATAGGAGTGTGGTCAAGCTGTGGCTCAAGACCAAGCTTATAAGTGAACGCATCATTCATGTAAACGCAGTGAGCAGATATCATTGAAATCTGACCAGAGTTACGAGCCTTTTTCAGAAGACCGGCAACCATCGGCATGTACTGAGCGTGTTTCTCCCACTTGGCTTTAGCACCACGAGGGGCAACGTTTTTATTGAAGACAACCAGTGCTGCCTCTTTGCCGTCAAGGATCAAACCATCAGTTGCTGCCTTCTGGCATGCGCTGATAATTGTTGGCACTTCTGCCTCCTGAAGGTCAGGCGTATTTTGAACCGCTGTAACCGCTGCACGAAGAAACTTTTTAGTATCAATGTGAGCAGGGAGCGTTGATTGAAATTGCTTAGTCATCGCGCCGAGATTCGTTTGCACTCGACTTGCTGTTGTTAGTTCTGTTGTCATAATATTTTTCTCTAAGTTAAGTTTAAATTAAGCTACTACTTTTATTTCTTTAAGCGAAGTAATTCCCGCCTCTTCCATCACTTTTTTAAGTTTAGCAACAACGCGATCCACTGGGATGTGCGATGGAACTGAAACTTCAAATCGTGCCTGAATAACATGAAAAGTATTTCCCTCGGTTGCTACCGGCTTTTCAATTTTCTCTTCTACCTTTGCCTCTACCGGCTCAGGTTTTGATTCTGTTTCCGCTATAGATGACGGAGTCTCTACAGCTTGCGTTGCAGCTTCACGCTGCACACGCTCAGTCGTTTCTTTTTCGATCTTCTCTTTTGCTGCGGCTTGACGTTTTACTTCGGCATCGAGCAACAGTTTTAACTCGCTCTCATATACCTCTTCATCACGGTACAGGAATGCGCGAACATGGACCTCTTCAAGCGGAGCAGCCAGACCGGCTTTATAGCTTGCGTTTTCCAGTTTAAGTAACCGGTTCTCGATTTCAGTCTGTCTGTTTTTGTCGGCAGCGCATCGATCTTCAAGAGCATCCCACGCCTTCTTTGTTAAATTACCTTTAGCCGTCATGCTAGATAAAACAATTAGATCATCGAACTCTGCAGATAGAAACTTCTCTTTAACTTTAAATGTTCTCCAAAATTCAGCGCGTTGGTCTGTCAGTAATTTTTCAACTTCCAATCTTGTTTTATCTTCAAACACTTTAACCTGTTTGGTAATTTTCTCGCGACCATCTTTACATAGAGTTATCAGCGATTTCATTTTCGCATCGAACTCTTTGATCGGTGCTGTCATCGTTGCCAGTTCTGCCTTACGTTTAGCATCGATCTCTGCAGCCACTTTATTAAGATCAGTGGATAGCTTTTTACAACCTTTCAGCGTGTCCTGAGTAACAATCACATCATACTTTTTCAATTCGCACTTAAGGTACTCTTCAGACTCCTCAAAGTTTACAGCGATTGAAATTGGTGTTGCCTTAACAGTGATTAAATTCTGCTTCATAATATAATATCCTCGTCATTGATTACCTGTGGTGCAGGCTCTGGTTTTTTTGCTGCAGCTTTTTTCTTCTGCGTAATTCTGAATTGTCTCCATCCTTGCCTTCCGCCGGTTTCTGTTCCAACCATGTCCTGCGTAATTGTTGTTGGCAGCGTTACCTTTGTCATCTTCATGTTAACCGTCAGGCCATCCGTGGTGACCAGTGCTGATGCGTTGCCAACAAGGTGAAGCACTTCTGCTTTGATGGCAGTAGTAGCTTTCTCCAGTAAGTTGTAACGATCACGTAACGCTTTAAATGCGATGACTAATGACTTAAGCTCTGGATCGTCAGAGATATCTAAAGGCTCACCGGTATCATCGCGGTACATATTCATGATGAAGTCAGCATCGCGCTCGAAGTTTGGTTCAGGCTCATAGTTACCATCGATGTCTTCCCAAAACAAATCGATACGCTCACAAATTGCTTTACCCATTGCGCGATCACGTTCACGTAAAATCATCTTCATTCTGTTGCCACCAACAAGTGCAACGATTAATGTCCACGCTCTGTTGGAGACTTCCATTTGATGCTGAACCTGCGCTTCGATATGGGGGGGTGCTTCATCGTCTTCCCACTCGTCACGATAAATAAGTGAGTCAACATTTTTGATCTCTAGCAAACCTGCACCGGCCTCTATTAGATGTAAGTGCTGACGCATGAATGGTGACTGAGAGTTATCGCCTATGATTTCATAGTCGAAGCTGCTGCTCATATGTGGGCAGGTGTCGTGACGGAAGTATGTTTTTAACCGGCGAACTTTAAGGCCGGTCTGTTCGCTTACCATTTTTGCAATGGTGTCTTCCAACATGCGACCACAGTACATGCGATCATTGTCTTCCAGTGTAAATATCTCACCGGATTTTTTTTGATGCCACAACTCGAATTCAGTTGAGTATGGCGAGATGCCGAACAAGGCTGAAACCTCAGTAGACGAAACGTCTTCTGTCTTAAGCTGCAGCCAGTGATCAAAGCTATCTGGATTAATAATTATTGGCATTCTATTCTCCGTACAGGTCTTTTACATATGGCTCAACAACAACCCGCTGACCATCACCGTAATTCTTTTCAGCGTCCGATGCATATAACTCAGCGTCGAACTGCGACATATTGTTTTCAAGACAGTATGAACCGTCTTCAGATTCGAGCATTACTCGATATCTAATGCTCTTTGCAGGCATTATTATCTGCGCTCCGTATAGTTTGGACAGCCTAAATATTTATTTATTTCGTCACGGATTTGACGTAGTTCTGAGTCAGAGCCAACACCGATTGTTGACCACTGAAACCCGTTGTGTGTGGCTCGTATCTCTAGTCCACGCTCCATCACATTACGGTCTTTCAGCTTATTAATTATCTCTACTTTCATGTCATTGCCTCCAAGGGTTCAATTAACTGTTTGCAAATTTAACAAAAATGATTTGCAATGTCAACAAACTTTCGATATAGTTCAAATAACGGGAAAAGACTGCCCGATAACGGTCTATTACATACAGGTACAAAAGAATGCCAACAATTAAGATGAAAAAAGGTTATCCAGACTCTACTGGTCATATGCACGATAAGCATGCTGACGCAATTAAATCCCAGTGCAGGATTGATATGCTTGATGCAATAAAGAAAACTCCAGAGCCTATAGAGGTTGTAGATTTTATTAACACAAATACTGATGCAGTAAAAAATTACATAAAATACTGCGTCGAGCCTGCCAAGAAATCTGCACCAAAGAAAAAAACAACTAAAAAATAATAACAACAGTGCCAAGGATGGCGCAATCCATAATGGCTAAGAAAACAAGATGCGGTGACTGCGGGTCGCTACTTAAAGATGATGGCAACACTGCTGCAGATAGAGTGATACACGCTTTTGGTGGCGCGTCACGTTTGGCTGATTTAACCGGCATTGATAAGTCCAGCGTTTACCGGTGGACATATTCAAAAGAGAAAGGCGGCACTAACGGTGCAATCCCTCATGCTAATCATGGCACGATCATGGCTGCAGCTTTTAAGCATAAGATTAAACTTACCAGGAGCGACTTAGTTTGAACGAATTATCATTATTCACCGGCATCGGTGGTGGTGTACTAGCAAGCAAGTTAACCGGCAAGAGGGTAATAGGTTATGTCGAATGGAACGAACACTGCCAGCAGGCAATCGCTCAACGTATCAAAGACGGAATCTTCGACGATGCTCCGATCTTCAGCGATATCAATTCATTCATCAGTGAAGGGTACGCCGAAAGTTATCAGGGATTGGTTGATGTCATCAGCGCAGGATTTGTCTGCACCGATGTTTCAGTCGCAAACCAAACTGCAGACGGAACTGACGG